CTGGCACGACAATGCGCTGCCTACCGCCAATCCGCCCGTCAATGGCATACGTATCAAGACGATGCCCGACGGCGGCGCCGCGTTGATGAGCGCCGGCACCTTCAACCTCTACGGCACTCGCGGAAGCTAAAAGGTGAGCTGATGATACTTCTCACCTCGGTCAATGATCAGCTGCAGCTCGTCACCGATTCGGCTGCCGCTCTCGACGTGCACGCCACCTGGGTTGATATCGTCACGTCCAGTGCGACGATTACCCCCGGGCGGCTCAACACCAAGATCGCGGCAGCGACCACCACCTCGGTGGCTGGTTCCCCCGCTACTTCGACACAACGCAACATGAAAACGCTGCATGTGCGTAATCACGATGCGTCGCTGAGCGTTAATCTCTCGGTCAAGCACACCGACGGCACGATTGTGGTGCAGCTTTATCAGTGCAAGCTGAGCGCAGGGGATGCGCTCGAGTACGTCGATCAGGGCGGTTTCATCCTCAAGCCGGCGGCGTAAAGTGGGGAGACAATGGCCAACGGGAATGGCGTAACCCCCACCGAGCATTATCGCAACGAGAGCGATATCTTTGGCGGTCTTAGTGGTGGTGGCGCGGGCCTTGGCGATTCAAGCGATCCTGTAATCGTCGTTCTTCAAGAAGATGCCGAGAAGCCGGTCGAGAACATCGGCGTCGAGCAGGCCGATGGCTCGCTGATTATACGTTTAGACGGCAAGCGCATGCCGAAGGAACCTTCGGGCAGCGCCAAGCAGCATGACGCCAATCTCGCTGAGTTCATCGATGACGCCGAGCTGGCGCGCATCTGCGATGATCTCTTGAACGGTATCGACATCGATCTGCAGACGCGCCAAGAGTGGCTCGATCGACGCGCTTCCGGCATCAAGCACCTGGCGCTGAAGATCGAGAACCCGCGCGCTCCCACAGTCGAAGCCGACACCGCGGTCGAGGGCCAGACCACGATCCGCACGCCAATCATGCTTGATGCGGTGCTGCGCTTTCAAGCCAATGCGCGCGGCGAACTGCTTCCCGCCGCCGGCCCGGTCAAAATGCGCAACGATACGACCACGCCGACGCCGCATCGCGCGTTCCTCATGCAGGAGATGCAGGTACCGCGTGAGCTGCGGGGTGACGATCGCGATATCCAGGCTGAGGCGCTGGAAACGCTCTTCAACAGGTATTTGACCGTCGTCGACAAGGAGTACTACCCCGACACGACAAGGATGTTTTTTCTTCAAGGTTATGGTGGTTCCGGTTTCAAGAAAATCTACCGCTGTCCGATCAGGCGGCGCCCGGTCTCACGCAGTGTCGACGCCAAGGACATCATCGTCTCCGACAACGAAGTCTCGCTGCACGAATGCGGCCGCGTCACCCATCGCATCGAAATGCGACAGAGCGTGATGCGGCGCATGCAGCTCTCCGGCACGTACCTCGACGTCAATCTCACCACGCCGGTCGGGCCGGTACCCGACGCCATGGAGGCGGCCGAGCATGACGTCGCCGGGCTGTCGGCGTGGTCGCAGCGTCCTCAGGATTACAAGCACACCGTCTACGAGTGCTACTGCGAGCTGGACATCGCCGGCTTCGAGCACATCGACGGCGGCCAGATTACCGGATTGCCGCTGCCCTACCGGGTGAGCATCGACAAGGATTCTCAGACTGTCCTCGAGGTGCGCCGCAATTGGGACGAGGACGACGATCGCTACCTCAAGCACATGCCGATCGTGAAATATTCCTTTGTCGATGGCATGGGCTTCTACGGCATCGGCCTGCTGCACATCATGGGCAACGCCACCGCGGCTATCACTACGGCGTGGCGGCTTGCGCTCGACAGCGCCGGCTTTGCGTCGTGGCCGGGGTTTCTCTACAGCGAAACGGTAGGGCGTCAGGACACGATGACGTTTCGCGTGGGGCTCGGCGCTGGCGCGCGCGTCAATACCGGCGGCCAGCCCATCGGACAGCATATCATGCCCCTGCCCTACAAGGATGCTACCGCGGGCCTCGTGCAGGTCACCACGCACATCGAGGAGGAGGCGCGGCGCGTCGGCGGCACGCCCGAGCTGATGGTCGGGGAAGGACGGCAGGACGTCCCCGTCGGCACCACGATAGCCATGCTAGATCAAGCCGTGAAGGTCTTGGATAGCGTGCACAAGGGCATGCATATCTCGCAGAGCGAAGAGTTCGCGCTCTTGCGTGACTTGTTTATCGTCGATCCAGACGCGCTTCTGTGTGCGGTGCCGGGATCGCAGGCGCTGTGGCAGTGGTCGAAGGAAGACCTCGTCCAGGCGCTGCGTGACTGTAATCTCTCGCCGCAGGCCGATCCGAATACGCCGGCGCATACCATCCGCGTGATGAAGGCAGTCGCCCTCGTCCAACTGGTGCAGCTCAATCCGCAGATGTGGGACCTGCATGCCGTTGTGCGGCGTGTGGCGACGATGGTCGGCCTCGGCAGCGTCGACGAGCTGTTTGCGCCGCCGCAAGATCCTAATCAGCAGCCGCAAGATCCGAGGCAACAGCAGCAAATCCAGCAAGCCATGGCCAAGATGGCGGATCTGGCGCAAAAGGAAAAAGACTCGCAGCGCAAGGCGCAGCTCGAACTGGTAACGCAGCAACTCAAGACCGCGATCGAGGGCGCTAAGCTCCAAGACAATCAGCAAGAGCGCGCTTCACGCGAGAGGATCGAGGGCGCTAAGATTTCGCAGAAGCAGTTCGAGCTGGCGCAGTCTACCTTAGTCCACCCATTGGCCGCCCCCGTTGCCCAGACGTGGCCTGGCGTCCCAGGGGGTGCAGGCGTAAACCGGGTGATCTGAGGAGAATCATCATGAGCCATCCGATGAAGGGCAAAGCAAATAGCTCAGAGAAGGCGCGCCTGAGGCGACTTGGCGCGCGTGCTGGCAAGCCCTTTGGTTCGTCTTCGATGTATTCGAAGAAGACCTACCCAAAGAAAAACGCCGGCACCGAGCGCGAGTTCACCATCCCTGGTGGCAAGGGCCGGCATCGCCCCGATCGGATGGCGCGTGGTGGCGGCGTCAAGCACAAGCCGCATGCGACCACGAACATCATCATCTCACATGCAGGCGGCCGCGGTGGTTCGGGTGGTGGTGGTGCTGGGCCTCAGTTGGGCATGGGTGCCGCGCGACCGCCGATCCTTCCGCCGCGCCCGCCCATCGGAGCAGGTGCGCCGATTGGGGCTGGCGCGATGCCGCCGCCGCTGCCACCGCCTGGCGTTGGCGCGATGCCGCCGCCAGTGGTGCGCCCGCCCATGCCAGTTGGGCCGGCGGGGCCGGTCCCCGTGCGTCCTCCCGGCATGAAAAAAGGTGGCCGTGTCGCAGGCCTGATCGACGTCAAGGACAGCCCAGGCAAGGGCTATGCCGGCTATCCGCATTCGCCGACCACCGAGGTCGACGATGCTGTGTCGGCGCGCAAGCGGGGCGGTGGTGTCAAGAAAGCGCGGCGTGGTGGTCACATCAGAGGGCTTGCCGATGGTGGTGAAACGGGCGGTCCTCCGGCGGGTGACGGCGGTAGCGAGGATGGCGTCGACAAGATGCAGTTCGGCGGCGCTTTCGGTGGTGCTCCCTTTGGTGGTGGCGCGCCCGGTGGTCCGGCGCCCGGTGCCGGCGGCCAGAATCCCGGCGGCGTGAGCAGCGTGCTCGGGCAGATACCGGGGCGCACGCCGACAAGGCCTATCCAGGGGCCGCCCAACATCTCCGGGCGTCCGATGATCCCAGCGCAGCCGGTGACCGTGCCGATGCCAGCGACGATGAGTTCATTCCGCGCATGGCCCGCGCCAGGGACGCGCGTGGGCTTCTCGGCGCGCGGCGGCAGCGTCGAGCACGACGATGAGGCCGAGGATCGCAAGCTATTCAAGAAGATGATGAAAGAGAGAAAGCGCGCGCGCGGTGGCCATGTCGGCGAGATCGGCGGCTCCTCGCGCGAGGGCCACACCGTGCTGGGTGCTGTTCATAGTGAACGGCACACGCCTACGCCGCCGGCTAAGTCCATCCCGAAAGGGCACAAGACCGTGCTCGCTGGCGAGAGGTACGAGGATTGGGGCAAGGGCAAGCGCAAGCGCGGCGGCAGCGTGCGCGATTCGGTTCAGCAGAGCAGGCCACATGGTCAGGCTGGCGAGATTTACCACCAGCAGGGAGTAGGTTACCGTGCGGCCGGCGGCACCGTGGTTCCCTCCGTCGGCAGACTCGAGGGTGGCTCGGGCTCGGGAATGGGCCGGATACGCAAGATGAAGGCGGCGGAGAAGATCCCGGACAAGACTGAACTGTAGATTTAGATGGATGATCTGTTCGATAGCGAGGCCTTTGCAGCCCTGCAAGGGCGGATTAAGCATGAGCTGCATGGCGACGGCGAGACAGGCGGGCTCTATCGTTCGGTTGTGGCTTCGAGCAATTGGGACGATTTTGTCCGCGCCAAGGGCACCATCTACGCTTATGAGGAAGTGCTGAAGATGATGCAGGAGATCGTCCGCAAACTGAACGAGCCGCATCGGCGTGAAGATCCACCGAGGCGGTGGATGGGCAGCTGAAATGTCGCTGATACTCGACAGGCCCATTACCAGCACGCCGGCGCTGGGGACATTGCACCAGGGGCCGCTGCCTCCCTATCGCACCGACGACGAAAAGGAAGATTACAAGAACGATCCGCGCGGTTTCCTGCTCGATCGTTGTGCGCTGTGGCTGCCCAGAATAAAAATCTTCCACAACTGGATCATCACGGCGACGTATTACCTGCCGGACTATCTCGAGACCGCGACAGGGCAGAAGCTCTATCTGCCTGAAAAAACCCATGATGAGGCGTTGTGGCAAGGCAAGATCGGCCTGGTCATTGCCAAGGGCCCGCTTGCGTTTGTGGATAGCGATTACGTCAAGTTCGAGGGGCAGAACGTCGAGGTCGGCGAGTGGGTAATCTACGACATCATGGAAGGACGCCAGTTCACCATCGAGCGTATTCACTGCCGGCGGATGAAAGACACCCAACTTGTGGGCACGATCGAAGATCCGCGGCTGATCTACTGAGCGAGAACGACCATGGCCGATGAAGAGGACAAGGGAGAGAACCTAGTCGTTAACCTCGATGAAGAGGAAGAAAAGGCCCCGGCTGGCGAGAAGCCCGTTGCGGCAGTTGCCAAACCGCCGCCTGTTCCTGGTCCCGGCGCCCCTGCGCCGGCGGCGCCCTCGCAGACCGGCCTAGCCGAGCTGCAACGGCAGATGCAGCAAGAGCGCGCCGATCGCGCGCGCGAGCAGCAGGTGTCTCGTCAGATCGCGGTCGAGCGCGACCAGGCGATCGCGTTTGCGCAGGAGGCCGAGCGGCGCGGTGTCTCCACCTACGAGCTGTACAATGAGAACCAGATTCAGGCGGCAACGGACAAGATGGCGGCGCTCGCGGGTGCGGCCGAGAGTGCCATGCAGGAGGGCGACTTTAAGCGTGTCGCGGCGCTTAATCTCGAGATGGGGCGCCTTGGCGGTACGCTTGCGGTGCTCGAGCGCGATTATGCGATCCTGAAGCAGCAACGCGAACAGATGGCGTCGCAGCCGCAGCCGCGCCAGCAACAGCCACAGCCGCAGCAGCCACAGCCGCAACAGCCACAGTTGCCAGCCGATCCGTTTGAGCGCGCCATCCACGGTCGCACCGAGCTGACCAAGAATTTTCTCCGCAAGCACCCCGACCTGGTTCGCAGTGATGGCACGCTCAAGAATTCGGCGGTCCAGGCTCACGAGCGGGCCCTGGATGATGGCCACAGGCCGGATACGCCGGGGTATTTCGAGTACATCGAGAAAGCGCTCAACATGCCACAGACGGCAGGACAGCCGATACCCGCGCGCGGGCAGGCTCCCAGCATTGCCGCGCCTGTCGCCCGCGGCGGGGCTCCCGGTGGTGCTGGCGGCGGCAATGGGACTTTCACGATGACGCCCAAGATGCGGCGCCTCGCGGAAGAGCAGGGCGTCACCCCGCAGGAGTGGGCCAAGAACTACGTGCGTCTTCTGGCTGAGGGGCGCATTACGCCGATCACTTGAGGCTATCAATGGGCAGAATCCCCTCTCCAACTTCTCTCGATCCGGCCGACGATCCGTTCCGCGCGCCGGAACCGGGTTTGGCTGAAGGCTCCGCTACTTTGCGTTCGGAGATCCATGGCGAGCTTACGGTTGATCCCCATCGTGAACGCCGGCACCAGGGCATCGCCGCCATTGATCCCTACGATATTTCCGACATCATGCACCGATACGCGCCGACGCGCGGTGATCCGAGCAAAGGCAATATCGACAGGGAGATCGATTTTAACTGGAAGCGCTACGAGACCTACGGCAAGCCGGACTATGCCGAGCAGCGCACCTACCAGGATCAGGGCTGGCGCGCGGTACAGCATCATCATTTCCCGGGCCGATTTGCCCCGGAAGGGACCAATGGCCCGGTCATCATCAAGGACATGATCCTCATGGAGCGGCCGATGCGCTTGACAGTGCAGGCCAGAAATGAGGAAATACTGGCCGCGACTCGGGCGATGCAGGTACATCGCCAGAAGGTTAGGGAGACGCCCGAGGGCTCAGCTCCCCGTGTTGTGTACGCTGATCGCAGCTCGCGTGAGGCGATCAGCATCCCCGACGAATAGGGGAACGCATCCACTGCCTGGGTGCGAATAGCGATTTAACCGCTCGGTCGGAGGCGACGCCCGCCAAAGCCGGCAACCCTTGGAGAGGGGAGCCAGCTCATGGCGAACACCCAGGCCCCGTTCGGTTTCCGTCCCATCAAGACCGGCGCCGTTCCTTATTCGGGCGCCTTTTCAACCCTCGCCGCACAGCCCACCGCGGGCGCCCTCAACCGGGGCGACATGGTCACGCAGCTTGCCGACGGCACCGTGAGGCCGTATGCGGCAGCTGACGGGCACATGGCGCGCGGTGTCTATATCGGGTGCCACTATCTGAGCGCTGCACTCGGCTATCCGATCTGGTCGAACTACTGGCCAGGCTCGGGTGCGCTCGGCAGCGCGCTGATCCAGGTTTTCGTCATCGATGATCCGAGTGTGGTGTTCGAGGTTGCGGCGCTCGCTGGGCCCATTGCGGTTGCCGATATCGGTCAACGCGCAGAGGCGAACGTGCTCGCGTCGACGACAGGCTTCTCGAAGTGGTCGCTGACCGGACTTGCGGTCACTGCCACCTTGCCGTGGATCGTCACTGCGCTTGGCAACTCTCAAGCTGGCACGTTTGCGGGCGTTCCCATTAGCGACGGCTACGACTCCACTACCGCGTACAACATCGTCGAGGTCGCCTGGAACGACATGTTCCTGAAGACCGGCCTCGGTATCTAACGCGGAGAGAACGGGAAAGGGATGAGCCATGGCGATTGATCTGGCTGCAATCAAGAACGAGCTTTTCCCCGGCCTCGCCGCGGTCGAAGGTCGTTACAAGAAGATCGAAACGAAATGGTCGCGCCTCTTCGAGAAGCGCACATCGAAGATGGCGCTCGAGCGTAGAACCCAGATGGCTTACTTGCCGCTGGCAAGAGAAAAAGGCGAAGGCGCTTCAACGTACTTCGATGATCGAGCTGGTGAGCGCTGGCTCTACAGCGCGGAAATGAAGGAGCTGAGTCTCGGTTACATCATCACGCGCAAAGCCGTGGAGGATAATCAGTACAAAGCGGAGTTTAATCCGAGCAACCTCGGGCTGCAGGACGTTTTCGCGGTCACCAAGGAAATCTACGCTGCCAACATCTTCAACACCGGCAGCGTGTACGACAACACGATCGGCGGTGATGGGCAGGCGCTGTATTCCACGTCGCATCCGGTGGACATCGGCGTGGTCGGCAACCGCCCAGCTGCGGATATCGATCTCAACGAAAGCTCGCTGCTCACGGCCATGACCGTGATTCGCAACAACTGGGTTGATGAGCGCAACATCAAGATCGCGGCCCGCGCAGAACTGGTGCTCGTGCCTGCGGCGCTCGAGCAAGTAATCGTGAGGCTTCTACGTACAGAGCTTCGCCCGGGAACAAATGATAACGACGTCAATGCTATTCAGCACGTCGGCGGAGGTCTTCGCGACTATATCGTGAATGAGTTTCTCACTTCACCTTTCGCGTGGTTCCTCAAGACTGACAAGCGTGGCCTGATATACTATGACCGCGTACCCTTCGAAATGGATATGTACGTGGATTTCGATACGGATAACTTAAAAGTCAAGGGCCGAGAGCGTTACACCTTCAGCTACTTCGATTGGCGTTCGACTTACGGAACGTATCCGACTTCGTGAGGTCGTTCGCGATGGGAGAAGCTGATGGCGCGCCAGCCTGCAGGTCCGATCGGCAACTCCCCGCGTGATCTGCGCGACGACTTTGTCGGCGAAGTAGCGGAAAACGCCAAGGGCGGCGAGCCTCCGCGCTGGCCACCCGGTCCCAAGCGCGTAAAGACTAACAACTTCCACGCCAAAGTGAGCGGCGGCACCTCAAGCAAGCGTGCCGATCGCGAGCCGCATTTCCGTCGCGGAGGCTTTGTCCGCAGATGAAAGACGATGACGAGATTGATAGCGAGAACGAGCAGGAAGAGCTGCGCAAGAAGAAAAAAAAGCGCTTCCCGTTCCACGCCAAAGTCGGAGGCCGCCTCGCACGACGTCGTGCCGATCGCAGGCCTCATAGGGCGCGGGGCGGAGCTGTGGACGCCAAAGCCGATCTCGATCCGATCAAGCCCGACGAGCCGAATGCGCCGGCTGGCGGGCGCACGACGCATTTTCAAGATGGTGGCGATGTGCTACCGCGCGAGCCGTTACCACCGCGGCGGGAAGTGTTGCCGCGTGAGCCTCTCAGCTCAGTTCGTCGCAAGCCGGTTCTTGGGCCCGAGGATGCGCCATCGGGAAGGAAGTTTACTCCGGAAGAAGTCGAACCCTTTGGACGCAAGAGCGGCGGCCGTATCAGCATGGCGCAGCGCAAGGCGCTGCCCGGTTCCGATTTCGCTCTACCCGGGAAAGGCACTGGCCCATCTGGCAAGGGGCCTGGTTCTTATCCGATCGATACGGAAAACCGCGCACGCAATGCACTGGCGCGTGGTGCACAGCACGCCTCGCCGGGGCAACTGGCGACCATCAAACGTAAAGTGAAAGCGAAATACCCCGACATCAAAGTCGGCGGCGAGTGATTACCCGGGTGGCCCCGCCGGCACGGTGCCTTATCCGGGTGACAAGGAGAGGCTGGAACTTGGCTTAAGCCCACCCTCCTGAGCTTTCGGCGAGGTCCAGCCTCTCCTCAGATTGCGAGCGCAGGATGGCAAACGTACCGATAGCCCCAGTCAACACGGTCCCCGCCGTTCAGGTGGCTACTCCCTCGTCGCCGTGGCCGACGGTGATGCCGATTCCTGTCGTCACCGGCAACGTGCCGATGCCGCCGCAGGCGCAAATTGCACCGCAGGCGGTCGTCGTGATGACCGCTGGCACGCCCTACGCGCCGGTCCAACCGACGCCGATGGTCATGTTGACTGCTGGCACGGCGACGTCTCCCGCGGAGCCGATCCCTGTTGTTGTTGTCGGGTGAGCGATGGCACCGAGCAGTGGAACTTTCAACTTCTCTCCGCCTTTCGCCGACATCATCATTGCGGCTTACGGGCGCTGTCAGATACGTCGCGGTGCGATTACCGTCGAGCACCTGTTTGACGCAGCGATGGCGGCGAATCTTCTTCAAGTCGAGTGGTCGAACCAGCAGGTGAACCTTTGGACGGTCGACCTACAGACGATAAGCCTGACGCCAGGTGAGGCAACTTACGACGTCGATCCGACGACGATCATGATCATGTCGGCGTACATTTCGACCGGCGATCCGGCGCACGACAGAATCCTTACGTCGATCGATCGCGATACCTATGCGGCCTATCCCGACAAGATCACGCCGGCGCGGCCGACGGTTTACTGGTTCAATCTGCAGCTGCAGCCGACGATAACTCTGTGGCAGCCGCCTGACGATGCCACGCCTTACGTGCTCAACTTTTTTCGCGCGCGGCAGATGCAAGATGCGAGCGTGCCGGGCGGGCTCGGCCCGGAGACGCCGTATCGTTTCATGGAGGCCTACGTGGCTGGGCTCGCATTCAAGCTTGCGGAGCTGTACGCGCCGGCACGCATGCAGGAACTGGCAACGCGCGCAGGTGGTACATTCGACAATGCCAAGAATCGGGACGTGGAGAACGCGCAGCTGCGCATCGTCCCGGCGATGGGTATCTATACGAGCGCGGTGTACTGATGTTCGCACCCAAGGGCCATGCCAGAGTTGATCCAACGCGGCCGCGGGCGTTCGGGATGTGCGACATATGCGGCTTTCAGTATCTGCGCCAGGAGCTGCGCGCCGAGGTGAGGTGGATGGGCCGGGAGCTGCGCAATACCGGCCATCTCGTGTGTCCGACGTGTTGGGATATACCCAATCCAACGACGCGGCCCATCGTTCTTCCGGCCGATCCAGTGCCGATCAATCAACCGCGCCCGGAGAAGCATGGACCGGACAAGACTGGGCCCGACTACATGCCGCCGAAGATACCTTGAGGGAGGAGGGCTGTGGCAAACTCAGTCTATCCGCTTTGGAAAAATGCTTTGATGAGTGAGCTGCCAGCGAACAAGTCGCTCGATCAGCCCACTCCAAACAACGCTGCTGTGGTGCTGCTCAGCCTCGGTGGCGGTGGCTATACCTATTCGGACTCGCATCAGTATTACACTGACCTTGCCGGCATCGTGAACGTGGCGAAGCTGCTTCCAAGTCCGGTGCTCACCTCCAACGTCTTCAGCGCGAATGGGATTGTGTTTACCGGAGTGACGGGAGCTACGATTGGCGCGTTTGCCATGTTTCGTCAGAACTCGGGCGCCAACTCGACCTGGCGCCTTGTGCTTTACGAGGACACAAACATCATTGGTCTGCCGATGATACCTAACGGGGGCAACTTGCTCGTGACGTGGGCAACTCAGGGGATATTTGCGCTATGAAAGATCCGATCGTCGAAGCACTCGAGACAGCACCGAATATCCAGGAGGTGTGGGATATGCTGATCCGGCGGCTGGAAAACATGCCGATGGATCATGTGTACCTTCTTGCGGTGAATTTGATCGTTCACGGCGTTCGCATGGCGGTGCCGTATCGAGCATCGGCTGAAATGATTGTCGACAATCTGTTTGCGCGCACCAAAGAGGCGGTGCTGATGCATTACGACAGCACGACAGGCAAAAAGAGGGCGGTAGATTTTCCCTACACGCAGATGATGCAGCCATCCTTCTTCCGCAACGAGAGCAAAATCTTTCCGCCAGGAACTTGAGGGATGCGATGCAGCCGGCACAGCTACCTCTTGACCTCTATCGCGGTGACAGCCAGCGTCTGCGCGTCCTGTTGTGGGCACAGGCACCAGTGAATGGGACTCCCGGCGTTCCCTATGATCTGACCGGCATCACCGTCAAATCCGAGATACGGGATCGGCCCGCAGGTCCGAAGATCACCGAGATGGCGTGCACCGTCACGCTGCCCAACATCATCGATCTCTTTCTCGCGCCTGGAGACAGTCATCAGCTGCCAGCCAAGGGCGTCTGGGACCTGCAGCTCACCCATGCTTCCTCGGGCGATGTGCTTACCCCGCTTGCGGGCCCCGTCACGGTTACACCGGATGTGACCGACAGCACGCCGTGAGGACTGATGGTTGATATCGTTTCCATCGAGGTCACAGAGCTTGGCGTCGACGTCGATCTCACCGTCGAGCCTGTTCCGCCGGTCAACATCGAGGTCGAGATGGGCCCGCAAGGCCCGGTTGGTCCTGTGGGCCCGCAAGGTCCGATCGGGCCCAATGGGCCGCCAGGCTCGCCAGGCCCACAAGGCTCCACAGGTCCCGCAGGGCCCACAGGTCCAGCAGGTCCCACCGGCCCCACCGGGCCGCCGGGGCCCTCGGGACCGGGGACTGGCAACGTCTCCAATGTCGGCACGCCCACCGCTAATCAGTGGGCGCAGTGGACTGACAACACGCACATTCAAGGTGTCAATGCCGGCGCGCTGACCGC